TTTGACCAAGAAATACGAGTTGATTAAAGAAGGTGAGAAAATCAAATATACGTATTTGAAGATGCCAAATCCATTCAAAGAAACCGTTATTTCATATCCGTCTAGGTTACCAAAAGAGTTTGAGCTTGACAAGTATGTAGATTATGATTTACAATTTGACAAAACTTTCTTAGACCCAATTCGTGGCATTTTGGATTGCATTGGATGGAAAACTGAGAAAGGCAATTCACTTGAGGACTTCTTTTCATGATTTTTTTGACCTTTCTAACAGCCATTGGCCTATCAGGTGTGGCTGGTTATTATTCTGTTATTGGTTTGGCTGCAATATTTCCTGGTTCATTTTGGCCAGTTATTTTTATGGGTTCGGTACTTGAAGTGTCAAAGCTTGTAACTGTATCGTGGTTATATAATAACTGGAAAGAATGTCCTTTTTTAATTAAATCATATTTGTGTGCAGCAGTAACTATTCTGATGCTTATTACATCCATGGGTATTTTTGGTTTCTTATCAAAAGCACACCTTGAACATTCATCCGATAATGCACCACTTGTAAATAAGATTTCCATTTTAGATGAGAGGATTAAAATTGAAAAAGAAAAGGTGGATGCAAACCGCAAGATACTCAAACAATATGATGAGATTGTGGATCAAACGATGGGTCGCACAACAGACGAAAAAGGTACCGATAAAGCGCAAGCTATACGCCGTTCCCAACAGAAAGAGCGTAGTAGAATACTACAAGAGATTAACCAATCGCAGGCCAGCCTTGCCAAATACTCCGAGGAACGTGCGCCTCTATCTAATGAGCTTAAGAAAACAGAAGCGGATTTCGGGCCAATCAAATATATTGCCGCCTTACTCTACAATCAAACGGTTGATGTTGACCTCATTGACAAGGCGGTAAGGGTTGTAATTCTATTGATTATTGTGGTGTTTGATCCGTTGGCTATTCTATTGTTGATTGCTGCCAATATGTCAATGAGAAAACCCGAATCACTAAAACCGGTTGTCAAAGAAACAAAAATGGAAGATATAGACATTCCAGTTTTCGTTCCTAAAGACGATTCAATACATGTTGATAAAGATAATGTAACAAATATTGTTATAGATGAAGCTACAGGTGAAAGTATTCCACCAATTGGTGTGAATAAAAAACTCAAACCTAAGTATGATTACAGTGAACCATTTTCGTTTAAGGAAAACAAATGAGTATATTAGATAAAATTAAAAAGAATAGTAGTATCAAAGAATCTGCTATTCTATCAAAATCAAAATTCTTTACAAACAAAGATATGATTCCAACAGCAGTGCCAATTATTAATGTGGCACTTTCTGGTAAATTGGACGGAGGTCTAACACCAGGTCTTACTATGTGGGCAGGTCCATCCAAACACTTTAAGACAGCATTTTCATTATTGATGGCCAAATCTTATATGGACAAATATGAAGACGCAGCCCTTTTATTTTATGATTCTGAGTTTGGTACACCACAATCTTATTTTGATAGTTTCGGTATTGATACTAATCGTGTTTTACATACTCCCCTTACTGATATTGAACAACTTAAATTTGATATAATGGCACAGTTAGCAGACTTAAATCGTGGTGATAAATTAATTATTGTCATTGATTCAATCGGCAACTTGGCATCAAAGAAAGAAGTTGATGATGCATTAGAGGGTAAATCAGTGGCTGATATGTCCCGTGCCAAACAAGTTAAAAGTTTGTTTCGTATGGTAACACCACACCTGAACATCAAAGATATTCCAATGATTGTGGTCAATCACACATACAAAGAGATTGGTATGTTCCCAAAAGACATTGTTGGTGGTGGTACAGGTTCTTACTACTCTGCTGATAATATCTTTATCATTGGCCGCCAGCAAGAAAAAGAAGGCACGGAAGTCATTGGTTACAATTTTATTATTAATGTGGAAAAGAGTAGATATGTTAAAGAAAAATCTAAGATACCTGTCAGCGTATCTTTTGATGGTGGTATTAGCAAGTGGTCTGGCCTACTTGACTTGGCACTTGAATCCAAACATGTGGTTAAACCATCAAACGGATGGTACAGTAAAGTAGATGTAGATGGTGTAATTGAAGATAAAAAATACCGAATCAAAGATACTGATACCAAAGAATTCTGGATGCCTATTCTGAATCAAAAATCATTCCGTGATTTTATTGAGGACAAATATCGTGTGGCATCTGGTAATATCATGCAAGGTGATATTGATGAAACATTTGATGTTGAAACTATGAATGGAACATAAGCATGATTGATTGTATGATTTTAGGTGATAGTATTGCTGTAGGTGTTCATCAATTTAAACCAGAATGTGTGTCTTATGCAAAAGGTGGATGGAACTCTTGGCAATGGAACAAAACTTATTTGAACCGAGATTTAACAGCATCAAATGTAATTATTAGTTTGGGAAGTAATGACCACAAAAATGTTCGCACATTATGGGAATTACAAAAACTTAGAGAAAAAATAAAAGCGGATAGGGTGTATTGGATATTACCGGCTATTAAACCTGATATTCAAGAAATGGTTAAACTTGTGGCAAAAGATTACAATGATACTGTATTACCAATAACCAGATTACAAGCAGACGGTATTCATCCTAGTTGGGAAGGATATAAAAAATTAGCAAAGGACACCAAATGATTGAAGGAATTGATTACTGCTACATCTATCCCAAGAATGATAAAACCTCCGTGCATATTAAATTCTTGGAAGGTGCTTATAAAGATACCATATTCAAATATGGTAAGGTGAAATTTAAGGAAGAAAATGAGCAGGTCTATTTACTTTTTGCTTATGATGTGTTAGAATCACCAATCAAGAAGCCAGCTAAACTGGAAAAAGACGACACATTTAAGAATTATATTGGTGACTTATTGGTAGAGATAATGTCATCTAACATTGAACAGGAAGTAATTGATGAAGCTGGAACAGACGATATTAAAGAACCTAATCTATAATGATGATTACCTACGTAAAGTACTACCATTCATAAAGCCAGAATACTTTACTGATAGAACTGACAGGACACTTTTTAATGAAATTACATCATTCACAGAAACTTACAATTCTCCGCCAACGATTGAAGCACTTACATTGGCCGGCAAAGAAAGGCGAAATCTTACAGCTGATGAAGTGGAGAAGTACGAAACTTATCTACAAGAGATTGAACAAACTAAAGATACAGAATCCAAGATACAATGGCTTGTTGACAAGACCGAAGAATTTTGCCAAGAGAAGGCCATATACAATGCAGTATTGGGGTCTATTTCTATTCTCGATGGAAAAGACAAAACCAACGACAAAGGCTCGATTCCCAAAATACTATCAGACGCATTGGCGGTAACCTTTGATACTTCCGTTGGTCACGATTACCTTGAAAACTCCGATGAACGATATGAATTCTATCACAGAAAAGAAGAAAGAATTCCTTTTGACCTTGATATCTTTAATCAGATAACCAAAGGTGGTTTACCAAAGAAAACACTGAACATTGCTTTGGCAGGAACTGGTGTTGGTAAATCATTGTTCATGTGTCACGTTGCGGCTGGTGCCATGGTAATAGGCAAGAATGTTCTGTACATCACCATGGAAATGGCCGAAGAAAAGATTGCTGAACGTATTGATGCCAATATGTTGAATGTCACCATTGATGACCTTATGAATTTACCGAAAGATATGTATGATAAAAAGATTACTAAACTCCGTGAAAAAACTGTTGGAAAACTTATCATTAAAGAATATCCAACAGCGTCTGCAAGCACCATACATTTTCGTGCCTTACTCAACGAGCTCAATCTTAAAAAATCTTTCGTTCCTGATATCATTTTTATTGATTATCTTAATATTTGTTGTAGTTCTAGGATTAAAGCAGGAGCCAATATCAACTCATATACCTACGTTAAATCCATCGCCGAGGAGTTGCGAGGTCTTGCCGTTGAGTTCGGAGTACCTATTGTTTCTGCGACACAAACAACTAGAAGTGGATTTACTTCTTCCGATCCCGGACTTGAGGACACAAGTGAGTCTTTTGGTTTGCCGGCAACCGCAGACATGATGTTTGCTTTGATTTCTTCCGAAGAACTGGAAAAACTTGGCCAGATTATGGTGAAACAATTAAAAAATCGTTATGCTGATCCAACATTTCATAAGAGATTTACATTGGGTATTGACCGTGCTAAGATGAGGTTGTATGATGTTGAACAATCCGCACAACAAGGTTTGGCTGATGCAGGTCACACAGATAAACCATTGAACACATTTGGTGACCGTGAACGTCCACAGAAAAAACAATTTACTGGATTTAAGGTATGAAATTAGAATTTGATGATGCAGTTCATTGTGCCAAAGTATTTGAAGATTACTTTGGTAATTTTGACCGTATTGATGAATATATGCGTGACCAGAAATTGAATTCTCTGGCTGAACTTCCATCCAATCCTTTGTTTCCAATTGAAGATGAATTGTTTCAAAATTTCACCATACATCCAAAAGATATGGACTTTGAAGTTATTGAAATTGATAATGAAACATGGACCAATCTACTTAACATTACCTCATCACATGTAAACATTCCACCAGTTGGTCGTAATGTCAAACTGGCAGTACGTGAAAAGAACACAGGAAAGTACGTAGGATTCATTCGTCTTGGTTCACCAGTCATCAACTGTAAACCTCGTAATGATATGCTTGGACAAGTGTTTACACAGAATCCTGCGTGGGGTAAACGATTCAATAACTCTGCAATGATGGGTTTTGTTATCGTACCTGCACAACCATTTGGTTATAACTTTCTCGGCGGTAAACTTCTGGCTGCAATCTGTACATCACATGAGGTACGTGAGATTGTGAATAAGAAATATGATATGAACCTTTGTCTATTTGAAACAACAAGTCTCTATGGAAGTTCCAAGACTGTTTCACAATATGATGGTATGAAACCGTATATCAGATACAAAGGTCTAACTGATTCTGATTTTCTACCTATGATGCATGGTAAACCTTATTCAGAACTCCGTGATTTCGTACAAGACAAGGTTGGTCAATTAGTTGAGGATGATGCTTCTAGTAAGAAGCTAAAAATCTCCATGAAGATTATATCACTTACTAAAGCAGCACTTAAAGGTACTCCTGAAGGCGGCACATTCCAAGCAACGATTGAGAAGGCTAAAGGGTTGACAGAGCAGAAAAGATATTATACTAGTGATTATGGTTTTAAGAACATGATTGACTATGTAAACTGTAAGACGGATGTGCTTATTCCTGGCGAAAACTATGAAAAACACAATCTGGTAAACTTGATTGAATGGTGGCGAAACAAGTCCATAAATAGATACGAAACACTCAAATCTGAGAGTAGATTAAGAACAGAATTAGAAATCTGGACCTCAGGCAAAGATATTCAAATCATCAGATAAATATTTAAATCGACAGGAACAATGATGGCTAGCAAACAAGAAATTCAAAACCTCTACACACAACTAGTTGTTAGTGTTGTTAACAGTAATAAAAATTTAGATTCACAAAAACCAAGTTTTGATTTCAAGTCAGCAGATAAACTTATACTAAGAGTTGGCAAACGAACCGACTTTAAATCAGATTTTGAAAAAACACTTAAAAATAGTAAAGTTCCATTTGTGTCTAAATTAATTTCCGGTTCTTCTTTTCAATCAACAGTCGTTGATTTTACACAATATTACTCGGGATTAAAACCACTTACAGTAATGTATAAAGAAGGTGGTGGTAATTCAGATAAACCAGCAAAAGTTAAGACCGCATGGCAAGAACGTGGCGCAGCATATATATTTGAACAATCATTAGTCAACAATGTGAACTATGAAAGAAAGATTGATGTTGCATTATCCAAACTAAAGGTTGGTCGTGATGTGTTATCAAAAAAAGTTTTGCCTGAAGATGTATTATTAGAAGCATTCAAAGATGATTTGCCGAAATTAAGAGATATATTTGAAGTCAAAGGTCATTCTGGTTTTCCTTATATTGATTGGTTGAATTCTTTTTATTTCAGTCAAAAAGTTTTGTTAGCCAAATATTCAAGTTCAACATTTCAACGATTTGAACGTGATGGTGGTTTTATGGATTATATTTCAAAACTAATCAACAAAAAATTCAATATCTCACAGAAAGATACCTGGAATCCAGCTGACGTATGG